TTGTGTTATAGCAGTAGATGTTCCATCTGTTAGAGTTACCCAACTACCAATTCCGGTTTCTGTGCTAAATGAATAAGGAGTTACATCGCATTCTATAACATCTCCATCGGGATCGGTATTATATGTTGAATCATTACCAACAATGATTGGTGTATTTAGAGAATCAAATGTTGCAAGTAATTCAACCTTGCAAATACCGGTGCTGGAAATAGGATAACCCTTAATAGAATTAACTCTATAATTCTGACCATTAATTGTTATTACATCTGAGAAATTGAAATCAGAAATATCTTTCGGTGTAAGCCTCATATGACAACTTAACATCCGGCTATTTACATTAAAATTATCTAATAAATATCTTCTCCAATATTTTATTACTGAACCTTTAAAAACAAGTGCATCCCAAGTAGATGGTGATACAACTACTCCAGTATGCCAATTTATAGAATGTGAGGTATTTGATGTTGCCTCTGTTATATTCTTTCTATCGTATTCACTAAAGTAAGGAATCAAAACTCTATCAACGAAACTACCACTAAATCGAAAACATTTACTCGATGGTATTGTATGGTATCCGTGATAATAAGAAAGACACATACCACCTACATTTTTCTTCACACCATCCTCTAATCCAAATCTCGCACAAGAATAGAAATCTAAATCAAATGACATTCCATTAAGAGGATAATTAATTGTTGGAGAAAATATAGTTTGAAATTCAGTATTTTTTTCAGCAAACTGATTTTGTATTCCTGGCTCAATATAAGAGCCATACCCGAAATCATTTATATCATTATAGCCTAATGTTTCAGATACATAATCACCAACTTGTGAATCTCTGAAAATTACTTTTTTACCACAATATTTTGTAGGAGGAATAATCTGTACATCCTTGTTAAAATCGATTTTATCAGACCAATCTTTTGTATCTCCACTATCAGCAAAATCTTCGTATGGTTCTATCAGTAAATTCTTAGAATCATTTTTATTTGGTACTACTACTAAATTAAATTTAGACATAATACCTTTCATCCATTCTATACAAGATAGATTCCCGAATAAAGGAGGTGCATAAAATGTATCTGTTGTATCATCTGTAAAATTTGGCTGAATTGTAACATTTAAATCTGCTATTGTTACATCCATATCATTTACACCAAAGTTTCTCCAAGCAAAGAAATATTCATCTCCTACCTCACTTGGTGATACAATAATTGTTGTACTAAATACGAGCTCTCCGGATACTTGTACACCGGTTTGATACCCATTTGATACATTCTGATGTTCATATGGATATTGTGAAAAATTAGGTTCTTTAAATATCGCAAATCCCATCTGACCGGATGTCTGTGTAGATGGTACGGTTAGAGTACCTTTCATTGTTATGGTGTACCAACCACTTCTTTGTGGTTCCCATCTCGTATAATTATATCCTGCTTGAGATGTTTGTGATAATGAATTAGATGCATCAGATATTTCTGTATCTACTACAAGAACAGAATCAAATGTACTTTGATTTAAGGTAATTATTTGATTAACGGTATTTGTTGCTTGTACATAATAATCTTGTGCAGGTATTATTGCACTTATAGGTGCAGATGCGTTATAATTTAAATCACAATATACTTTAGAAAAATATGCTGAATTTAAAAATGTTGATGTAATAGTATAACCAGCATATTCCATTAATTTATCTATAAGATATTTAACTCTTACTTGTGGTCTTAATTTATTTATATCAATAGGAATACCATCAAAACCAAACGCACCACCTCCGGTATTATCGAACCAATTATCGTATCCAAATGATGCATCTGTTGATGCAAATCCTTGACCATAATCCCATAATGACCATATAAGGTTACCACCATCAATATTTTCTAAAGCCCAACTATTAAAAATATTTGTTGCACTTGGTGTATGTGATAGTTCACTAAAGTTTATTTGATTAAACTTTACACCTTTTAGAGCATCTAAGAAATTTATCTCACCACTAAATAATATACATTCGTATTCGTACTTATTACCTTCTCTTAGAAATACATTTTTAAGTTGTATATAACCTCTAAATACTTCTATTGTATCTTGTAATAAATATGCCTCTCTACGAGCAAAAGGATTAAACGATCCACTACCTCCAAAATATGAACCTACCATAAAGTAATGTCCAAAATACTTTTCATTGGCTACCGTACTTGGTAATCTAAAAGTATAGGTATGACTACCTTTTGCTTGTAAATCTTTTATATCCTTAAAATTAAAATCTGCCGTTACCGGAGAGCCTTTTACAATGTCTAATGCATACTGATTATCTGAATCATCTATTGCGAATAATTGCATTGCCATATTTAGAATATTATCGAGTTATATTTAGGTACTGAATACTCAAAATCTAATTTGTATTCTGTCTGCTCATATTTATGTGAAACTACTACATCATCGATACTGCTATTTTTTAGCATTACTGCTAATGCAGTTCCATCTTCATTAATGTAGTTTATGTTTGGACTAAGGAACATCTCTCTTACTTTCTTAATCTCATAATCTTTAAGATAACCGGTATTAATAGAGAATGATGATTTAACATTAGTGCTTGTTATTACTCTACTCTGATGTGCTACTCCTGGCGTATATGGTAATTCTTTATATGCACCGGTAGTTGTTGAGTATGTTCTTGAGTAATCAAATACTGATGTTTTTATCTCATCTCTTTTATTCTCTAACTTATCAGTTCTCTTTTTGTTAAATGTAATATATTCCCATACACCAAAAGAGTTAATATAGGCAAATCTTTGTGTATCATATTTTTGACATCTATCTACCATATTAAACCGATAACTTCCACCGGATTGTGTTGGTGTATTATCAGCAGTTCTAACAATGTAATATGATAATGTTGAATGGTCTGATGGTCTGCTATAAGTTGCTGGTAATTTATTCAAGTTGCCAGGAAAACATCCAAATGTAATAATCATAGAATCATCACTCACACCACTCGAATCATATTTACCTCCATAATCAGTAGTATTTAAAAAATATTGTGTTGCTAATGTTGTACCACTTGCATCATAATATGTTATATAAAATTGATATGTATCTGCTGATGTATTTATATCTAATGTTCTATTAAGTATTGATATACTACCATAATCATTAGAATCTACATCATATGCCTTATACATATAAGTGCTTAATGTTTCAAAGTATAATGGACTTATAAATAGCTTACTTGCACCGGTAAGTTTGTAATCAGAATATGTTTCAGATATTAAATCTGTACTTGTGTTATATCCACCTATTATATAAAGATAATCCGTTTCTGCTGAACCTTGCCGTGATGGAGTATCTGTTGAATTGTTTGCATAAAAATCATATAACTTCAATTCTATTCTTTTACAACTACTACCACCGGTTGAAAGGTATGCATATCTATCGGGAGATGCGTTTATAATATGTGGCATATTGTGTATGCTCTGATTCATTGCATTAGTTGTTGCAGTTGCATCAGCATCGGGAATTGTTTTTACATCTTGAACTGAAGATGGTTGTACAATGCTCTGTATAATCTTGCCTATGTTAATTATCCCATATCCATTTGCATTTGGTCTAAATGTATATGCAAATGTTTTAGAATCATATACGAGCTCTAAATAAAATCGATATTTAAAGTTTCCGGTAATTGCATTAGATGTACAAGTGATAATTCTTTTACTACCACTCTTGACATAACTATCTGCGTTAAAATTATAATTTGTTATAGCCATTACTTAATCTCTATTGAATTTCTTAAATCCTTTAATAATCCCTCTTTTAAAGATATGGCAAATCTTCTTTTAGTTTCATCTATTGCATCTGCCATAAATCCTCTCGCACCTAAACCTTTCTCTGCAATACTTTTACCAATTACATAAGATGCACCTCTAATATTGCTATCAGTCATCGGTATAAATTTACCATCCTTATCTCTTAACTTTACTTTCTTTGTTCTTATCCAATTCTCAACTACTCCACCTGGCAGATTGTTCTTTTTAAACTTTGCCTTTGTCATACCGGTAGGATATTTCTTTACCGATCCATATGTGCTTAATCTACCCTGCACACCTTTCTCCATAAAATTACCATAATCTGTACTTGATTCAAATTTTATGTTGATGCTGGATTTACCTTTAGTTAATTTGTAATAAAGACTCGATGCAAGTTTTCCGGTATTATCAGTTATCTTATTTTTACCATCAATCTTTTTCTTAATCTTTAGATTTCTCTTTGCTCTCTTTATAACTTCCTTGCCATATAAATCAAGAGCCTTTGCCGTATTTGATAAATCAAGTTCTGCCATTATCTATATTTTAACCAATCCACAACTTTAATAAAATCACTTGTAAAGTCTGATGCACCGTGATGTTTAAACGCATAAAATTCTTCTAAATCAAATGATGCAGTAGCAGAACTACCGGTTTGATTATTACCAATTACAATATAACCTAATTGACTGGTAGGTATTGATAATGAACTTACAACCTCGCCATCTAAAATTAACCTTGCAAAACTACCAACTAAATCACCACCAATCATTAAACCAAATGTTAAAGATTCCTCTCTTATATAATCATTACTGCCATCGCTAATATTTACCGGTGCATTCTTTATGCTATCATCCCAATTAGATAATCTAATCTTGTTGCGTGAAGTAGTATTTGTTGAAGTTGGACTACCAATAGAAACTCTAATACCATCTGCTTGACCATTTGAATAAATCTGAAATAGTGATGTATCTTCTGCATCTAATGATTTTATATTCTTCACTTTCAGAGCAAAGAAATAGTATCTTTCACTCTTTACTTCTATTTCATTATATAGGAAAAATGGATTACCACTACCTCTTAATCTTATTGCTTGTGATTCTTCTTCGTATGTAAATAAATCTCCAATACCTGCATAATGTGAAAGGAGATAATCTTCTTCTAACCAAGTAGATTTCTCAAGAGTTTTATATGTAAGAATAGAATCACCAAGATATGCGAGTTTATCTTGTATCTTCGTGTTAGCACTCCACCAATAGAATGAACCAAAGAAATCACTATCAAATGGCTTTTGCCATTCATTACCAATCCATTGTTCCATAACATTGTCATATGTAGGATATGGTATTGTGCATCTTGTTGCCTCGTTTATTCCGGTAACACTCATTGATGTACTCCAACCATAAACTCGATTATTAAAATCTTCTTGGATCGGTGTGCAAGATAATTCTTCACTACCTCTAAGCATTAATAATTTAGGCACTACATACTTGCCCTCAAAAAACTCTGCTCTCAAATCTTGCATTATCATTAACATACTTGATAAAGCATTTACTCTTTGAGCCTCATCATCTGATTGTGCTGATGTGATGATATAAACATCTAAATTAAATACCAGCATCTTATCTTGTATATCAGTTCCGGTAATATCAATATGCAATACCGGATAATCGTTTATCTTCTTTAAATCTATTTTATCAGCAGTACCTTCTGTAAATGAATGTATTTGAAAATGCTTATCTGCAAATTCTTTAAAATAGTCTATAATACCGTTATATGTAATCATTTCTTTTTACTTTTTTCTCTTGATATATCTTTCATCATTTGTAACTTAATAAAGCATAATCTGAAAGGTAATTCTGTTACTGCATTAAACTTTAAAATATCCTCACCTGCCAATGTATCTATGATACTAAACCATCCGTAGTTACCTCTTGCAGATACTTGGTTAGATTCTGATTTAAATAACGATTGGAATTCTTGATAAACTTGTTCCCTAAACGATAAAAAAAAACCATTACACCATTAACTACATCGATGCTCAATTCCTGGAACAATGATGCGTTTTTTATGTGGCTCTCGTTATAAGGTTCAATATTATACTTGTTACCTTTCTCTTCTGTTATTGGTCTATATAAGATTGCCAAAACATTATGAAAGCCATCTACACCATCTTTTGTTTGTTCTTCTAAATCTACAAACTCGCCCATTGTGAGCTCATCGAGATTAGGATGAAATCCATACTTTACTCCTTTGATTTCTATCTTATCAAATACCTCTTTATTAACCGGTACTGATATTAGTTTAGATAATCGTTTATATAATGTTTTTATGTCTTTTACTTTAAGCCTTTTGATTATGTCTATTGGAATATTACATAATGCACTTATCGAGCCTAAAACAATCTCATCTTCATCTTCTAAATTTGAAATTCTACTATTGTACTTTTGATAAGTTTTTAGGCTTACATCAGGCCAAGTTTCCGGTACAATTATTTCTATTTCTTTCTTCATCCTATAAATACAAAGGTTAATTTTATAAAAAGTTATTAAATAATAGCATACTCACCATACGATCCATATACTTCAAACCACATCCTCATCATTATAGCATCAGCAAAATCGGGACTCCTCCCTAACTTACTCTTCTGTATATCTTTACCTTCTATTGCAAGTTTCTGCTGGTCTTTATCTACCTTATCTCTTTTGATGATTTCTAATTCTTGTATAATCGTATTCTTGTGTTTAGTATGTTCTATAAATATTTTGTTATCGTTTACTAACTCTGCAAGTTTATAAAAGCATTGCGTTTTTAGGTTTTGATAGTTCTCTCCTTTCAATGCTTTACTTCCATTTGTAAATCCTTTACAACCACTAATACCATCAACCACACCTCCACCTACACCATCTTGGTCTATTATTATTCTGCTATTAGGTATTGAGTTTTGTTGTGATAATGCTTTTATCTCGTTTATTATTTCCGGTATCGTATTTTTATCAAATGTAATAATCTTCTCAACTCTCAATCCACTCCACAATATGATTACCGTTTTATCTGCACCTAATCTTGCGACATCGCAAGTTATGTATTTTGTACCTTTCTCTACAAATGTATTTGTAAACATATTCATAATATTATCATACTCGAATAGTAGAGCATCATCATCTATATATTCCCAATTACCAAACAACAATCTTTCTTTACTTATCTTATCCAATTTCTCTAACTGAGATATGTAATGTTTAGATATTGCTTTATTATCTGATACAAGTGATTTAACAAACTTACGATGGCCAGGTAGAGTATTCTGTAATGCTGGTTTGTAGTATTGTGTGTACAACCATCCTTTTGATGGATTGCAGGTTAATAGTGTTTTAGGTATTAGGTTAAATTCATCTAATTTATATCTGATACGAGAATTTAAAACATTGACTGCTTTTTCTGTTACTTCTGAACTTTCATCAATAAAGCAATCTGTAATCTCTAAACCACCTAATGATGTAAATAATGGATCGGATGGATATAGGAATAAATCCTTGAGATATATTACTGATTTATTGTAAAAGGTAATTGTTGAATCTGATGCGTTATATTTAAAATCTACTTCCGGAGTTAATCCACAAAAATCTATCGCTACCTCGAAGAAAGTATTTAATGTAGTTGCCTTTAGATTCTTTAGTTTTGACCTACCGATTACTGACCTTGTGCCAGGATACTTCAGTCTGCGTATTATTTGCCATAGGCATCCGGTGAAGGTTTTACTACCTCCTGCACCACCTCCGAATAGAACTTCTGTTGTATGTCTATCTTCAAGATGCTTAAAACATTCAATCTGCTTTTTAAATAATTTAACTTTCGGATTCTTCATCGAAAGGCATTATATCTATTTTAATTCTATCATCAGAACTCACATTAATATCTGACCTCTCTACATAACCTCTTTTCTTACCTTTTGTCTTTAGATAGAATATTGTAGCTGATGTATTACCATCACCTATTTGTTCGTGTAGTTTAGATTCTGCAAAATCAAGTGCAATGTTCTGTATATCATCAACTGCTCTTGCAAACTCTTCATCATCTTTTAACCATTGGTAGTATTGTGTTCTACCTATGCCTACTTTTTTACAAGCAGTTGTTACTATACCTAAAGATTTCTCTAAAGCCTCTAATACTAACTTCTTTGCAACCTCAGTTTTTAATTTCTTTTTAGTGTGTTCGGTTTTGTTCATATTTCAATACAATTATATCCCTGCTCTTTTAGTCTTTTGTATATATCTTGTTGTTCTGATTTATTTCTACAACTTATTGTAACCTCGTAAATATCTTCTATTTCTTCTACCTCATCTATAATATCTTCTTCTTGATCCAGGTAATTATCTTGTATCCACACATCTAATCCCCATTCTTCTATTTGTTGCGAATCCCATTCATTAGCAAGTAAATCCCAATCCCATTCTCCAAAGCCTACATTATCTTTTATTATAAACTCTTTCTTTTGTTCTTCTGTTAATCCTTTTGCTATCTTAATTGGTACTTCTTTTAATCCTGCCTCAACACAAGCCTTATATCTCATATTACCACCAAGTATAACCATATCCTCATCAACTACTATTGGTCTGAGCTCAAGCATCTGAGGAAATTGTTTTATTGATTTTACGAGTTTATCGAACTTATTACCTCGTATTACTCTTGGATTGCTTTTATTTGGCTTTATGTCTTTTATTTTACTTTTCATATTCCTCTACTATTCTCTCCAATCTTTTAAGATTCTTTTTAACACAAGGTGAGCAATTATTACCGGATGTACTTAGTTTTAAACCTAAATACTTCTCAGATAGATGTCTTAGATGTTGTTGTTGTACATTAGTTATACTAACCTTAGTATTATCTAATAGTTCTTTAATCTCTAAATACTCTTCGTGTGTTAATTGTAAACCTTCCCATTTACCCAATGGACATTTAGCAAATTGTATAGCAGTCTTTACATCCATAAAGCAACCACACAATTTATAATCCTTTTTCTTATACTTTACCTTGTTACCTTTTATCGGTGTGCCACAAGTTCTTGTTTTCTTTCTAAAGTGATTACAAGATTCACATATTGCGATTCTTTCTCGTGCCAGGTTTTGCGATGAAAATATGTTCATTTTTTTATGTTTAGTTTTTCCTTAGTCTTTTTCTTTACTTTTCTTATTGTGTTATAGATAGATATTTTAGGTATGCCTATTTCCTTAGATAGTTCTTCATATGTTAAATCACTCTCATAGTATAGCAAAAATAAACTCCTATCATATTCATCAAATGTAGATAGTGTTTGTATTACTAAATCGTATTTAACTTTATCGTAATTCGAAATATTGTTAGTTTTCTTGTGTAGGATATTCTCTAACTCGTATAATTCAACGGTAACCTTGTTTTTATTATACTCTATATTCTTCTTGTAAAATTGTGATTTTTTAGATAGGCATCTTACTGCTATGATTTTCTTGATATATGATTTAGAACTTCCAGCAGTATCTACCCATAACAGATGATTAGAATTAGATGTAATCAGTTGCAGAAAAACATCCTGCACTACATCTTGAGCCATATCATAATCTTTTACGAATGTATTTGCGAAACCTACATACTCATCAAAATCTAAGTATAACATCTCTGTTATAGTGTAGGTTTTTACTTTCATTTTAGATAGGTATCTATTAGTTTAGTAGCCTCATCGAATCCGGTACAAACCTCTGCCTTATATCCTGCATCATTTAACTTTTGGATTACTTTCTTTTGGTTTGCACTTGCATAGTTACCTTTGACCTTTAATTCTATTGCCAATCCATTATATCCATTCCTGGCCTCATAGATAAATATATCCGGAAATCCGGATTTATAACCGGTAGCCTTCATTCTTTTAGCAACAGATAGATAAGTTCTCATACCTCCTGCCGATCCATTATAGAATACTTTATTGTATTTAATATCTAAGTAATAACAAATTGCCTTTTGCAATTCATATTCCGGTTGCTTGTTCTTTGATTTTGTCATTGTGGATTTGTTGTAACCACTCTTTGTATTTCTTCTTATCGCCATATTTAATGTGGCAGGTTCTACAAACTGCCATCAGATTATTAATATTATCCTTGTTTGAACCACCCATACCTCTCGCATCAATATGATGAATATCTACTGCTCTGCTGGAACAAACTTCACAAGGAATAAAATCATCTGCAATATAGTTAAAAAACTTTAGATATATTTTAGTGTGTTTTCTCACAATAATCTAAGTTGTGATTGATGTTGTTTTATTCTTTTCATTGCAGAATCATAATAGTCTTTATCGAGCTCACAAGCAGTTAAATCAAATCCGAGATTATGACAAGCTATTGCAATACTTCCACTTCCTAAATGTGTATCTAAAATTTTATCGCCTTCTTTTGCGTATTTAATTAACAGCCACTCATACAACTTAACAGGCTTTTGAGTTGGGTGTATTTTATTTTGATTGCAATAGGCTGAAGCTCTTGACATTCTAAATGCCTTTGATGGTGATGTAAAAGAAGACCAAGCAGTTTCAAATACTGCACCACTAAACTCTTGCATCTTATCCCATATAATTAAACAAGGAGTTGAGTATAAATGTTCAATCATATAGTTTCCTCCCCAAATAATTTGATTTTTAGAAACTCTAAATAATTCATTAAAATATTCTTTATTAGGAGTAGTTTTATCCCATTCTTTATTATCATATTGTTTCCAATTTTTACC